TGTCGGCCCAGAACATCACCGGCCTAATTCTGGCCGCCCAAATTCAGTCGATCACGGCGGGCCAGATCACGGGGTCGATCCAGGCGGGCCAGATCGGGGGCGTCAACGCGTCGACCATCGTCGGCCAGATCACCGCCGCACAGATTCTGAGCGTGAACGCGAACGCGATCCAGGGGACGATCACCGCCGATAAAATCACGTCCATCGCCGCCAACCAGATCACCGGGAGCCTGACCGCCAGCCAGATCGGCAGTATCAACGCGGCGACCATCACCATCGGTCTGGTCGGGGACAACCAGATCAGCGGGCTGAATGGCGGGAAGATCACGGCGGGGTCGATCACCAGTGCTCAACTGAATTCCTACGCGGTCGATATCGGGGACCCGACCGGGGTTTCCGCGATGCCCGCACGAATCCGGGTCTGGTGGGGCGGGGCGGTCATCGGCCAGATCGGTTACCTGAACGAGGTTGGCGCGGGGGCGTACGGCGGCTGGTTCAAGGTCTTCGGGGCGGGCGGCACTTCGTGGTCGAACGCGAAACTGTACACCGACACCAGCGGGAACGTCTGGGTCCGCGATGTGGACTTCAATATCAGCGGCCAAATCTATACCAGCCCGACGACCCTGGACGCCACGTATTCCACGTTGGCCTGGGTCAATAAATCGGGGACCGATCAGGCGTCCTTCGTGTCCCGGGGAATGGTCCTGTACTACAACAACAGCAAAGTCGGCTCCATCGTCCGTTCCCCCAGCGGCGGCTGGATGGATATCGAGTTTAACGCGGGGGCGGCGTACATTCTGTTGTCGGGGAACACCGGGGTCCGCTCCGACCAGGGCTATTCGGTCGGCGGGACAAAGGTTATCAACTCGTCGGGCCAGTTTACCGGGACCGTCACGGGGACGGTAACGGGGACCGTCAATACCAGCGGGACCGTGAACGCCAGCGGCGGGTATACCGGGGGAACCTTCAGCGGGTCGTCCGTCAACGTATCCGGTAGCTGTAACGCCAGCGGCGGCTACACCGGGGGGACGTTCAGCGGTTCAGCGGTCAACGTAAACGGGACCGTTAACGCGGCGGGTGGCCACACGGGCGGCTCCTTCACCGGGGCCGGGGTCAGTTGCCCCAGTTACGGAATCTCGTGCGGGTCCCTGACCACCAACGGGGGAAACCTGAACTGCGGTCCGTTCGCCGCCAGCGGGGCGGGGTCCGTCGGCGGGAGCTTCACGGCGGGCAGTTTTATTCTGAGCGGGTTCGGGACCGCTGTAACCGAAACCGTCGGCCCTATCGCCTTGAGCGGCGGCGGGGTCGTCTATCTGTACTTTAAATCCGGCCTGTATTACGGCCACACGAACTAAGGAGACGAAACAATGGACGAACCGGAAATTAAGAACGCGGCACACGCCGACGTCGAGAACTACCCGCTGGACGAAGCTCTGATCGGGTTACTGGCCGATATCAACCAGCAGATTATGCCGCTCCAGGCTCAACGCCAGGGGGCACTGGTCCTGTTTATCCGTCAGCAAAAACTGACCGGGAACTGGCAGGTCGCGGAGAATGGCCGGGAACTGGTGAAGGTCACCGCCCCCGCTCAAGTCCCCACCACATAGGAGAACCGGCCATGATGCCGCCGAACACATCGCCGCGAGACTTCCGCCCGGGCCGGTTCCGTTTACCGCCCGGGTTCAAGCTCTGGCCCGACATGTCCCAGGCGTTGGATATCGGACCGCCCTTGACCCAGGTCACACTGCCCAGTACGTCGCGGATGTGGCCCGACCAGTTCCCCGCGTTACTGGCCCCGGCGTTTCCTGAAACCCCGCCGATTCCGCCGACCGTCGCGGCGGGGGACCTGATCACGGCGGTTCACGAGAACACCGTCACCGAAGGGATTAACGATCTGTGGATCGACCTGCAATGGTTGGCCGCGAATGCCGCCGTGAACCCGACGACCACCAAGGGGGACTTGATCGTAAACGACGGCGGCGTCCTGGCCCGGGTCCCGGTCGGAACCGACGCCCAGGTCCTGACCGCCGACTCTACCCTGCCGCTGGGGATCAAGTGGGCAACGGCGACGGCCCCGGCGGCGGTTTCCAGCGTCTTTAACCGGACGGGTGCGGTCGTCGCGGTCGCGGGGGACTACACCGCCGCGATGGTGACGAACGCGGTGTCCACGCTGGGATCGTACGCGGACCCGGCCTGGATTAGTTCCCTGTCCTGGGCGAAGATCACGGGCGCGCCCGCGACGTTCCCGCCCGCGACCCATACCCACGATGCCGCCGCTATCGTGTCGGGCGTGATCTCTACCGCACGGCTTGGTACGGGAACGGCGAATGCGGGCGTATTTCTGCGCGGTGACGGCACGTGGGCGGCGGTGGGCACCGGAACTTCGCAGACCCCGTGGACCAGCGACATCGACGCGGCGGGTTTCGCGCTTACAAAGACCAGCAAAGTCAGTTTCACATCGGGCGGGGTTTCAGTCGGCCAACTGATCACTGGCGGTATAGGGCAGATCCGCTTAGAAGCCGACGTTGGTAAATCCCTGGTGGTCACGGGCGACCCGCTCACCATGTCATCCCGTTCTGATGACCTCATATTTCGGACAACGGCGACCGAACGGGCACGCATCACCGCAGCAGGTCTGGTGGGCATCGGCAGAGTTCCCACCACATACCCGCTGGAAGTCGCGGGGGATGTGAACGTCACCGGGGCGTACCGTGTCAACGGGGTTCCGATAGGGACCGGCGGCGGGAACCAGACGCCGTGGACCAGCGACATTAAAGGCGCACAGTTCGGGCTGTGGGACGTGCGTTATATTTCCATCGGTCAGGCTATTTTGCAAAACGCACCGTCGGTCGGCCTCTCAATGATCGGGAATGGTGGTCTGACCAGCGTCAACGTGGTCGAGCAAACCGCCACTGGCGCGTGCGGTCTTACGCTGAACAACGACGCTTCGCATCAGGCACGCGTATATCTTTACGGCAGCGGAGTCGGGGGCGCACCCAACGCCTTGGTACTTGCCACGGTCGATCCCTTCCCGATTTCATTTCAGACCAGCAATACGGAACGGATGCGGATCACGGGGGCGGGAAGTGTTGGGATTGGCGTCGCCGCGCCCGGGGCACCATTAGAGATTTTGGGCGGCACCGCAGGGGCCGACGCCCCGGCTGGCGGAATCATCCTGGCAAGGTATCACGGGAGCGATTATCGCGCCAGCGCGATTTATGACTGGTACGACTCCGCGAGTACGTTCGAACGTCTGGCGTTCGCGGTCAGCGCATCCGCGAACCCTTACGGAGCACCCGCCGTAATGACGTTGGACCAAGCGGGCAACGTGGGCATCGGCACCGGGAGCGGGGCTATCGGGAACAGGGTAATTATTCTCCCGGCGGCGAATCCGTCTACCGTCGCGGCAGCGAATACGCTGGCTATCGGTGAGGCTTCAAACAACGGCAGTTACCGCCTGAACTTTGGTTATGCCGTCGTATTGAACGGGAATAATTGGGCTGGCGTGATCCAGTCTAATGTCGGCGGGGCGACAGGTGCCATCTGCATCAACCCTGCGGGGGGACAGGTCCTGGTGGGGACGAGCAGTAACCCGCTGAATTTCGGGATGACTGTCAGTTCACAGTTGGCCGTCACCCAGGCCGCGAATCTTTACCTGACCCTTGGACTGGACCCCGGCGGCTACGCCGGTTCCGGGGTCACCGGATCGGGAATGTGGTACGACACCACGAATAACTGTATGCGGCTGGAATCCCTGACCGGCGGTGTCGCGTGGCGCGGCGTTACGACCTGCGTGAACGGCGGCTACTTCGGAATCGGCATCGTGGCCCCCCAGTTTCTACTGTCGTTGGGGGCGGGTGCCCAGACCCGCAAGCTGGCCATCTATGACAACGCTGGCGACTTCATAGGATTCGGCCTCGCTCAAGCAACGTTACGTTACGACGCGGGCGCAAGTGCCGCCCACGTGTGGTACACGGGCAGTCAGGTCGAGCGGATGCGGATCACGTCGGCGGGTCTGGTCGGGATCGCGGGGACCCCCGGGTGCAACCTTGACGTGGCGGGCTGGATTCGGGCGACGGCGATCGGGACCCCGCCGTCAGCGGGCAAGGGCGTCAACATCTTCTACCATGGCCCGAATGATTCTGGGAGTATCCACGCTTACGACTACACCCTAGGCGTCTACAAAAAACTAACTGTCGATGGTGCCCCGCTGCAACTATGCGGGTCATTCGGGGCAGGTAACGTAGCGATTGGAACCCTGACCCCGGCGTACAAATTGGACGTCCTGGGGGACGTGAACTGTTCTGGCGCGTTCCGCGTGAACGGAGTACCTAAACTGGTTCAATTAGAAGACGCAGTTCGCGAAATCAGCGTGCGGCTTAGTAAGCTTGAAGGGACCACAAATCAATGACCTACAAAGAAAGTAATGACCTGATGAACGACCCTGAATTCCGGGGCCGCGTCAAAGTATCCGCGTTGAAGTACGCCGACTCCATCATCGGTGAGCCGGTGAATACGTCGGCTCACAACACACGGCTGCGTTGGGCGCAGCGTACGTTCCAGGTGCCGGAACAAGTCGCGATAGAATTGCAACCGCCAGTGGTGATGGACCCGGCAGTCCAAACAGACGGAGCGGCGATCGCGGACGCCGCCCTTCAGGGTAGCGTGGAGACGGTCGTCAACAAAACTTTGTAGGAATTCGCCCCCCGCGAAAATATTTTTTCGTTACAATTCGCGGCGAAAATTGCGGGGTCGTTGTATAACGGTTCAGGAAAGGCGCGACATGCGTTTTGTCGGTCATCAGCGACCGGCGTGCCGTTCACCGTCGTCCGCCGTGGGGACCCCTTGATAGGCGGTTTTCCTGCCGGTTTTGCTTCGGAGGACAAGCCCGTTACACCGCCGCGTTGTGCGGCACCATGTATTACTTTGCGTCGTTAGTTGCAGTAACCGTCCGTCATAACCGAATCAGTCACGCACACATCCGACCGCATACGACCTACACATACTTCGTGGCAACTTACTGATCCAGCGGCAGTTGGGGTCTTGACACTTAGTTCGCGTCGGCGTATATCTGAGTTTCAAGGGGAACGCATCCAGGGCGGCAATACCTGATTGATGCGGCGGAACGGTTCCCTTTGGCTAACCCGAAACCAACGACTGGAACGAACGGGAGAAGTGTGCCTAATGCCGCGAATCACGCCGATAGATAACGAGAAATTCCCCCGGGTAAATACCCGAATTACCAGGGAAGCCCTGGAGCGGTTGAATTACGCCTGTGAAGTTCGCGAACGTACGGAGCCGCGAATCTGCCCGCAGGGAACAATCCTGACCGAACTGCTGATGAAGCACCTGGAGCCGACCCCGGCCCAACGTTCGGCGGCGGACGCCCCACCGGCCCCGGCGAAAAAGAAAAAACCGAAGTCCAGTAAACGCACCGAACCGAAAGCGATCAGTGCATGACGCCCGCCGAACGGGTCGCGTTGTTGGTCCAGGAGGACGTCGAACTGACCCGGCGCGACGCCGCCGCGTACCCGTGCGATCACTGTAAGGCCGCGTTGGGTTCGGACTACTTCGACACGAACTGGTTGTGCCCGGGGTGCCGGGAGATTCTGTGGGAACGGCTGAAGTGGGAGCCGTACCGCGAGAAGGAGGTCAAGTGATAGATCACGAAATACGCAAGACGGGGATCGGCGGTAGCGAAGTCGCCGCCCTGTACGGTGAAGACGAATTTAAAACCGCGTTCGGGGTCTGGGCCAGCAAAAAGGGCGGCCTGGAGCGGACCCCTGACGCGGTCAATTCGCGGATGATGATCGGGAAGGTCCTGGAACCGGCGGTCCTCCAGCTGTACCAGCGGATGAAACCGGAGAAGCAGGTCGTCTATACGGACGTCACGTTCCAGCACCCGTCGCGGCCCTTCCAGGTCTATTCCCCGGACGCCCTGATCGTCGGGGAAAAACGCGGGGTCGAGGTCAAGGTCGTTTTCTGGGACCAGCGCGGCAAGTGGGGCTGGGACCCCGATTCGATTCCGACCCGGGTCCTGTTCCAGTGCTGGTGGTATATGGCCGCGATGGGCTACGACACGTGGGACGTGGTCGCGTTGATTGGCGAAGACCTTCCACGAATCTACACCATCGACCGGCTGATTCCCGCCGAAGAAAAGGCCATGTTGGATTACGTGGAGTCCTGGTGGCGGCGGTTCATTGAAGGGGACGAAGAGCCGCCCCTGGACAACAGCGAAGACGCGGCCCGCCTTGTCGCCCAACGGTATCCCCGCCATAAGCGGCCCGACATGCGGGAAGCGACGGAAGCGGAAACCCTGATCCTGGAAAAGTACGTGACCCTGCGGATTCTCCAGCGGGAACTGAAGAGCGAACAGACCGGCCTGGAAACCCTGATCAAGAACGCCATCGGGGACCGGGAAGGTTTGACCTGGGGGGACCAGTACGCGTTCACGTGGCGGCGGTCGAAGGACGGAACGGAGATCAATTACGAAGCGATGGCGCTGACCTTGCTCCACAATTTCGTGAAGGACCCCGCTGACCGGCTGGTGGTCGAATCCCTGCACACCGTCCCGAAGGAAGGATCGCGGCGGATTCGGCTGAACCACCCGGAGTTTAACCGGACCACGCGGAAAAACCTGGAGGTGTCCGCATGAACCCTGAACCCGAACAACCGCCGACCCAGACCGACGAAATCGACCGGACCGCCGTCAGCGATGTAGCGGTTCGGATCGCCAAACAACCAGGGACCGTCCGCGACGTTCTCCGGGGGGAACGGTTCCTTCGGGAACTGGCCGCCACCAAGCTGGTCACTCCCGAACGGTTCGTCCGTATCGCGTTAACGACCATGATGCGGATACCCGAACTGGCCGACTGTTCCCGGGAAAGTTTGTTCCAGTGTCTGCTGGATCTGTCCAGCTACGGCCTGGAACCGGACGGACGCCGCGCCCACCTGATCCCGTTTCGAAACCGGAAAATGTGCAAGTGCGGCCACCGCCAGGATAGCCATCGCGGCCAGGACTGCACGTTGTGCGACTGCCGGGAACGCCGCGAACTACTGGAATGTACCCTGATCATCGACTACAAGGGGCTGGCCGAACTGGTCCGCCGGTCGGGGGATGTCAGTTACATGCACGCCGATGTCGTATACGAAGGGGACGAGTGGGACGCCAGTTTCGGGACCAACGCCCACTTGGTACACAAGATGGGGGCGGTTCGCGGCGGCAAGCCGCTGTGGTATTACTCCTTCGTCCGGTTTAAGGACGGGACCGAAGATTTCCGCATCCTGCGGCCAGCGGACGTGGAGAAGGTCCGCCGCCGGTCGAAGTCCCCGGACGTCGGACCCTGGCAGACCGATTACGACGCGATGGGGATTAAGACCGCGTTCCGCCAACATGCCAAGTGGTTGCCCCTATCCCCCGAAGTCCGCGACAAGATCGAACGGGAAGATGCCATCGACATCGCCCCGGACGACCAGGGACCCGTCGACGAAGTCCCCGAACAACCAGCGGTGCGGTCGGCCCGGGTTCGCGGAAAGATCCTGAACCCGCCCGCTCTACCGCCCCAGGCTGAACCAGCGGAGGAGACGTTATGAACCGCGTCCAGAAAAAGTGGCCGGCGACCCCGTCGGAGTGGCAGGAAGCGGTCGACCTGTCGCATGGTCTTCGTGCCCTAGCGAACTGCAAGATGTATGGCCTATTGGCGGGCGGTCCTGAAATCGACCACGACCGCTGCGACCAGTTAATCGCGGAAGGGAAACGCCTGGGGATCGGCCCTTCGAAGCCGATTCCCGAACTGGCCGCGTACGTGGTGATGGCATATAACCGGACCACCGAAGAGGATCAGGCCCAATGACCCGCGCTATCGTCGACGATGATTTCCGCAACTGGCCCCCGCGACCGGAACCGCTCGAGGACTGCCCCGTACGGCCCGCGTTGAAGGACATTCCAATCCGCATGATGGACCTGCCGACCGACCGGGGGTTTCCCGTCCCCTGGTTCGTCGACTGGATTGACGGGACCCCGGAGTTCCGCCTAATGAACGGAGAGAAGTGGAAGCGGGCGGTCCGCGAAAAACTGTGCTGGGTCTGCGGGAAGAAACTGGGGGCGTACTTGTGTTTCGTCCTGGGTCCCATGTGCGGAATTACGCGGACCACGTCGGAACCCGCGTGCCATCGGGAATGCGCCAGATGGTCCGCCCGGTTCTGTCCGTTCCTATCCCGGCCTCACATGATGCGGCGGGGACAGGAAGAACTGGCGGCGGCGGGGGCACAAAGTATGGGCGGGACCGGCTTATCGCGGAACCCCGGGGTCGTTCTGCTGTGGTCCGCCCGCGACTACAAAGTATTCCGGCCCGAAGGGGGCGGCATGTTGATCCAGGTCGGGGACCCGCTGGAGATCGAATGGTGGGCCGAAGGGCGGAAAGCGACCAGGGACGAAGTCCAGGAAAGTATCCGCACCGGGTTGCCCAGTCTCGAGGAAGTGGCGCGGCAGGAAGACGGGGCGATGGAAGATTTGAGCCGCCGGGTTACCGCGTTCGAACAGTATCTGCCGGGGGAATCACAATGAGCCAGACGCGGAATAAAACCTTAATCCAACATCTGGGATTCAATGACCCGGACCTGAAATCCCCGGCGCACGATTCGTTGGTCCTTTGGATCGCGGACAATGTCCAGTCATACGTCGAGAAGAAATCACGCGACCCCTGGCAGTATCTGCCTGAAGGGATAGAGGAAGTTAAGGCGGCGATCGCGGAACAGATCAAACTGTACGAACGGGAAATAGAATTTACCCGTGATCGCCTGGAAAGTGACCGCGACAGTCTGTCGCGGACTTCCCGCGACAGCGACCGACCTCTCTACGTTAACCGGATTCAGTCCCGGGAAACCGAACTCGCCAGCTACACAGACTCCTTGAGCGAGGTCGATAAGTTACAGCGACGCGAAATACCCATACCCACCGCCGCACCCCCGCCGCGAGTCGAGACAAAATTTGAAGTACCGATCACAACGAACCGCGATTTTATCGTCGGTTTTATTGATGTCGTCGCCAGCGTTGGTTATCCGTTCCTGAAAGCCGTGGGGATCACCAGATATAACAATGGCTTCGGCAAACCCAGCGGCCTTAAAGGGCTTAATCCAAGCGTGGAATTCGGCTTCGGGGACTTCGAAACTCTTTATTTCGAAGCGAAGCCGAAGATTCAGTCTCTCGGCGAATTGTTGCGGCAAATCAATACCTATAAAACCTACGTCGCCGACCGTCACAACTCCCGTGACGTTTGCCGCTTCGTCGTTGTTTCGCCGGATACGCGGTTCCGTTCCGCTATCGAAGGTCAGGGAATCGAGTTCTGGGAGAGTCCTGAACTATGACCGACACCTGGAAGGAACACGCGTACGCGGCGACCGTCGACATCGCGGCGGCGTACGTCGGGAAGGACGACCGTCAGGTCCTGGGCCATCTTCGGGACGCGGCGGACAACATTTACCGGGCGATAGAGGCCGTCGAGGAAGAGAACCAGTGATCCTGGACCGCCAGATCCGTAAGTCCCCGCCGGGGGACACCGGCCATTGTTATTGCGGTCTGCGGGCGGCGTACGTGGCGACGGTGAACTATGAGCGGAAGAACCGCTTCGGTCTTCGGGACGTGGGGACCCAACGCAACAACCTGTGCTCGATTCACGGGCGGGTTTACGCGTCCCGCCACAAGCTGGAGGTGAAGCCGTAATGAACGATGACGAAAAACGGCAAATCATGGCCGATCTGGCCGTTTTCATGGGCACGACTGAGGAAGAGGTCCGCGCCACGTTCCTCCGTGCCGTCCGACAATCAGCGAAGGACCGCGAATCCCTTGAACAAATTAACGACCGCGAAAACGCGGAAGATTCGACGGAGCCGAAGTGATCCGCCTATCAATGGCCAGGGCGACCGCGTGCGAAACGGCGAAGACCGGGAAGTGCCGGTGCCGGTGTGGCGGAATGCTCCACGGGAAGAAACGGGGGGATGATCCCGCGTTCTTCGAAGGTCTGCCGAAGGACGACCCGCATTTCGCGAAACCGAAACGGGTGCGGAAACCGCGGATTCTGAAACGGGACCGCGTCCCGCCGCTGTTCGAAGGGATCGTATGAGCATCGAAGTCACGTTGACGTGGTACGAACACCAACTGGCGGCGTTCTGCGGAATTATGCGGATTGTCGAGTCCAAGCGGGGGAACCTGGGGAACCACGTCGACATGAACGGGGACCAGAACCTGAACGATATCCAGGCGGCGGCGGCGGAACTGGCGGTCGCCAAGGCGTTGAACCGTTACTGGGTCGCGGGCGTCAACACGTACACCATGCCCGACGTTGGCCGCAACATCGAAGTCCGCTGTACGAAATATCCGAACGGGAAGCTGGCGATCCGCGACCGGGACCAGGACGACCGGCCCTTCGTTCTGGTTCGCGGGATCATTCCCACGTTTGAGATTGTCGGGTGGATTTACGCCCGGGACGCGAAACAGGAACAGTGGAAGGAAGCGATGACCTGGGGCGAGGCTTACATGGTCCCCGAAGACGCCCTTCGCCCGTTCCCGCTGAAACCGAATGGAGAACCGACCATATGACCCGCACGATCTGGGTCGAACTGTTCGACGGACCCTGGCCGGGAAGTGACGAAGCCGCGATCGCCGCGATGGCGGCGGAAATCCGCGCCCTGCGGTTGTTGTCGGACACCATCGTAACGACCGCCCTGGACGAGATGAACGCCCACCGCGATTTCGACGAGATCCAGCGGGCGCACGATCTGGTCGGCCAGTACTGCGTCGAAATGGAAGATGACGAAACTTTCAAGTTCGTTTCCGCGTTGTGTTGGGTTCTGCGGCACGACCATAACAACCAGTTCGCGAAAGTCCTGGCGATGGTCGAGTCGCGGATGGAATACATGGGTTTCCACGTGATCAAGTTACCGGACCTGCGGAAACCGGGGGGCGGGGACAAATGACCAGGGCGACGTCCGTTAAAGTGCCGGTTCCCGGTCCTGCGGGGACCCTGGCGGGTCTGGCCGACCTGGGGCCGTCGAAAGACCCACGAACCCGGCCCGGGGCGCAAGACGGGGACGCTGGCCCCCAGGACCTGGGCACGGGGCAGGAACCCCGGCAGGTCCCTTGCGGGGTCCGCCGCCGGTCCAAACTGGGGGTGGCCGTCAAATGACCCACGTAGAGCGGCCCGGGTCCCCAGGTCGGGCCGAATTCCTGGAACGCCACTATACCCTGGCCGAACTGGCGACGGCGTGGCACGTGTCCAGGGCGACCCTGGCCAACTGGTTCAGGGACGAACCCGGGGTCATCCGTTACGGGACTGGAAAGCTGAAAAAGGGACGCCAACGAATTCATGTTTCGTTACGCGTCCCTGAAAGTGTCGCACGCCGGGTTTATAAGACCCGGACCGGACGGGAGATTTAACTGGCGGCGGCGATGGGGAACCGATACGCCAGAACCCGGGTCGCTTTCGACATTCGTTCGCGATATCCTGGCACGAGTTTCATATAATGTTTCTGCGTAATCTTCACGTCGGAGTGACCCAACGCCTGGGACACCGTGAAGATATCGGTGCCGCCAACCAACATGTTGATGGCGAAAGTATCGCGGAATTTATGGCAGGTCCCCTTGATTCCCGCGACGGTAAGAACCCGCAGGACCAGTTCGGTCGCCGCCACGATTCGTTGTTTGTAGTGCGGCATCAGGTCGGAGAATTCTTTGTCCCCGTCCCGCAGGGACTGACGGGCGTCCCGGTAATCGTCGACCGCGTCTGGTTGGAAGAAATAAACCCGGGTCTTCGGAAGTTTCTTCAGTGCGGCGATCGCCGGTTCCTGCAGTTCCGGCGGCAGACTGATCGGGCGGCGGGTCTTGATCACGAAGTAATCCATGTTCCCTTCGGGGGTCAAGTATTCCCGTTCGCAGAAGGTCGCGTCACTGATTCGCATCCCGGTAAACAACATCAGATAGATGATGGCCCGCGCCCGGTCGCGGATATCGGCGGGCATCCGTTCGGCGGCGGCGAATATCTGGGTAATCTGGTCCGGGGTGAAGGGGGACCGCGTGGTTCCCGATTTCCGCGACCCGTTCAACAACGTACTGTCTTCGGTCGGCGTGAAGGTCAACCAGCGGCGGTCCCGGCGGCAGAAATTAAAGAACACCCGCAGATGGGTCAGTCGACCCGCCGCCGTATTCCGTTTCCAGTCCCGGTTCGCGTCGAAGTACTGGCGGACGTGGGTCGCTTCCACGTCCCGCAACAGAACCAGTTCCTGTTTCGCGGCGAACTGGCCGAAGTGTTCGACCGCCCGCCGATACAAGGTCTGGGAACTGGTCGACAGTCCCTTGCGGGTTTCCATGAATTCCTGGATCGCGTATTCCAGGGTTTCGGCCCCGGCTTTCCTGGTGACCAGGACCGGACCGGCGGCGTTGTGGCCGTCCTCCAGGTCGTTCTGCCGCCGTTCGGCGGTCGACAACGTCCTGGTGTCCAGGGACTGGCGGATAAACTGTCCGCGAATCTTCCCGTGAATCCACAAGGGACACTCGCAGTTCGTCACGTTATTCGGCTGACCCGCGACAGGACAGGTCGCGGCGTGACGGCGATAAATGGTCGTTTTGGTTTGATTGGTTCGTTTGGTCATTTCAGTTTCCTTTCTCCGTTATTACTTCCACAAACATCCGCAGT